CTTACAGGTATGGAGACAAGGGCGGCCGCAATCTGTGCCCGTATGAAGAAAGCACTCCAACGCCGCATAGAAATAATTTGCGGCATTGCTTCTTTGAAGCTTGGGGAAGAGGTTTTCCGCGATATTGATATCAGCTTTACGCGCAATATCCCAGAGGACAATAGCAGTATAGTGAATCTTGTTAATGCCCTCAAAGGTACTGTTTCTGATGCTACACTCTTAGCCCAAATTCCCTTTGTGAAGGATGTACAAGCCGAACTAGAAGCGGTTAAGACCCAGAAGCAAGAGAATCTAAGTCTCTACTCATTTGGTGGTGAAGAGGATGCCGACGCAGAGTAATTATTGGATTGAACGCGATAAAAAAGCACAAGAAAAATTCACTAATCAATCAATTGCGGCAACTCAAAAGCAACTAAAGAAGCAATATAGAATTGCCTTACAAAGTGTTATAACTGACTTTGAAGCAACCTATGATAAACTGCTAGCCACGGTGGGGGAGGGTAAATCCCCCACTCCCGCAGACCTCTACAAACTAGATAAGTATTGGGAGACTCAAGCAAAACTATCTAAAATTCTTGAAACCCTTGGGGACAAAAGTAGTCAATCATTAAGCCGTAATTTTCAAAGATAGTATGAGGGGATTTACAATATAATTAATCTGCCGCAGTCCGCTTCTGCGTTCTCTACCCCTGACTTAGCGAAAGCAGAACAGATAATCAATTCGATATGGTGTGCGGACGGTCAGTCATGGAGTCAACGAGTCTGGAATAATACGCAGATGTTATAGCAAGAACTCAATGATAAATTGGTTGAGTGCGTTATAGCAGGAAAGAAAACAAGTCAACTCAAATAGGAATTAATGTCTGCTTTTGATGTTAGCTATAGCCGTGCTTCTACACTAGTCAGAACTGAGATGGCACACCTCTAGACAGAGGCGGCCGCCGCACGTTACAAAGACTATGGTATTAAAAAAGTTGAAATTCTTGCGGAGGATGCCGGATGCGACTATTGCAATAAACTTAATCATAAGAAGCTTGGGGTTTATGAGAAAATGCCGATTCCTGCACACCCTAATTGCCGTTGTTGTATTATTCCTGTGATTGACGATGCAGAACCTATTCGGTTGAATTTAGAAAAGAAAAATGATATAATATAGAAAAAGATTAATAAAGTTCGTTCGCCAAAGGCAGCGATAAGCCCAGATGTTCAGGAAGCAATTGATAAAGTCCATGAGTTGCAGCGGAGTAATTAGCGATTGCGTTTTTATAAAAGAACCCCACGACATTAGAAACACGCCGAGGAACTTACTGGTCTTATAGGTGATGCTGCTTGGGATAAATATGAAGCAATGGCAGATGCCTTTATTAAGAAAGAAATAGATATGGTTGATGTCGTTGGTTTTATAAGCACTAAAGGCAACCTGATTAAGTTCCAGCATTCTACAGGTTTATTTGCAATATTCAGTGATAAAGGAACAATATCTACATTGTTTATTCCCCAAAAAGAAATATGCGGTATGGAACCAGAAGAATACTGGTTAGACCAAATTAGAAAATTTACGAGGTAAAATAATGAATTATCCAGCCATTAGACAATGTCCAGTGTGCGGCAAGTATAGATTTGAGGTAGAGTTTGAAGAATGTCCTATTTGCAGTTGGATGAACGATGTTACGCAAGAAGAAAATCCCGACGCAAAAGGGCTAGCAAACATTATGTCTTTAAACGAATGCCGCAAGGCGTATGCGGAAGGTAAAGAATTTTACTAAGGCCGCAATTAAATAATGATAAGCAAGGAGAGTCTAACAGCGATTTGTTAGACTCTCTTTCTATATTGTCGTTTTGGCAGGGGTTAGACACTAAACAACAACTGACTCTTTGGGGCGGCGGCAGCTTGCGGCCGCAACAACTATTAAATGGAGGTTTTTATTATGGCAGAAGATATTAATAACAACAATAATAATGAAAACGGCGCTGAAAATAATCAGCAGCAAGAGAATACACCCAAAACCTATACTGAGGAAGAGGTCTTAGCACTTATCTAGTCCGAAGCGGACAAGCGAGTGAATCAAGCACTCAAGACTCAGCAAAAGAGATATGAAAAACAATTATCCCTTAGTAAGCTTGATGGGGACGAACGAGAGAAAGCTGAAAAGGATAATAAGATTGCGGAATTAGAAGAGAAATTAGCACAGTTCCAAGTGGAGAAGAACCGTAGTGAATTAAAGAGTGTGCTTTCTTCTAGGGGTCTAAGTGCGGAGTTCGCTGACATTATTTCCATTAGCGACGATATAGAGGCCGCACAAGCTAACATTGATACACTAGACAAGCTATTCAAGGCCGCCGTAAAGGCCGAAGTTGAAAAACGTCTAGCAGGTAATCCGCCTAAGGGTAACAGCGGCGCAGACCCCAAAATTACTAAAGAATCTGCTAAGAAACTGACTTTAGCAGAGATGCAAAAACTCATGGACACTAATCCAGAGTTATACAATGAACTATTTGGAGGTTAATATATTATGGCTAATACAGTTTATAACAATAAAGTTCTTGAAAGCAAAGCTAAGGATTTGCTTACCACAGCAGTTAATACCCGTTCTCTTATGACTATTGATAATAGTCTTGCTGAATCTGCGGGTATGGTCAAGACCATTAATGTCTATACCTACAGCGGTGAGGCTGAAGCCCTTGCTAATGGTGTTGGTAACACGGCTGCTAAGCGTGGTTCTATTACTTATACTGGCACTGACCACACGGTTCAGATGCTTCAACAGGCTTTTGACTACACTGACGAGGAAGCTATGAAAGACCCATTCATTGTTGATGCAATGATGAAGGGTGCGACTCAGGTTATGGCTAACAAGCTTACTTCTGACTTCATTACCGCTTGCGGCAGCACTAGTGTTACTAATAAGGTCGAGTTTACCAAGGGCGGCGCACTTGCCTATGACAATATCGTTGACGCTATTTCCGCTTTAAACCTTGAGGACGAATCTAAGGTCTTTATCCTTATCCCCCTCAAGTGGAAGGCCGCATTACGCAAGGACGCGGATTATAAGTCTGCCCAGCTTGGACAGGTTATTTACAATGGCTAGATTGGCACTATTTGTGGTATTCCTGTTGTTGCTACTAAGGCACTTACCGACAAGGCTTATGTTATGACCAATGAGGCTATTAAGTGCTTCATGAAGAAGGACGTTGAGGTTGAACCTGACCGCAATCCTGATACCCGCAAGAACAGTATTTATATGCGTACCGCTTATGTTGTGGCACTTGTTGACGCAACTAAAATTTGCAAAATTAGCGAATCCGCTACCTAATAAAAATGGGGGCAGGGTAAGTCCTGCCCCCTAGAAAGAGGTTTAACTATGATTGAAGAGATTAAAGTGATGTTGGGGGCGGCCGCTTCAAATTTCACAGAAGCCCAGATAGGATTAGCACTAAAACAGGCAATGGCGGAGGTTCAAGGTTATTGCAATCGAGAATTAGATTATGAACTTGAAATAATCGCTGAACGTATCGCGGTAATCAAGCTGAATCGCACAAACTCCGAGGGGCTTGCCGCACAATCCTATAGCGGTGTTAGTGAAAGCTATATTGATGGTTATCCCTCTGATATTCTGGCTGTCCTGAATCGCAAGAGACGAATAAAGGTGGTATAAATTATGATTAACGCACAAATGACCGAATACAAATACTTTGTTTATAAAGAAAATGAGTATGGCGAATAGGTTATAGATACTTCATCTTCTGGAACTATTCTAATGGCTATTAATTTAGTTAACAAAGAGGTTACTGATAATATCTTATATACAAATGCTAATTATATTGGATTAACTTTAGACAATTCAATTACTGATAAATTTGTAATCGAATACGGTAAGGAAAAGCTAAAAGTTCTATATGTAAATCCACAAGGCAGATATAAACAGGTCTTTATGGCGAAGGTGTCGTAATGGCGGTAGAAATTAAAGGTTAAAATAATTATTAGCAAGATTCAATAAGTTAGCAGACCTAAAAAGCGTTGAGAGTGGTATGCAAAAATCTTGTGCGTTAGTCGAAAGGGCGGCAAAACAAAAAGCACCAAAAGATACTGGCGAACTCAAGCGGAGTATAAGTAGCAGAGTAATAAACGAAGGTCAAGCTATTATAGGTGAAATTTTTACGCCGCTAGAATATGCCCCCTATATTGAATATGGAACTGGCTTGTTCGCGGAATCGGGCGGCCGCACAAATGTTCCTTGGAATTATAAAGACGATAAAGGCGAGTGGCACACAACTAGCGGCCAACCGCCCCAACCGTATATGCGGCCTGCCCTAATCGAAAATAAAGACAAAATAACAAAGTTTATAGGGGAGGGTATTAAAGATGATTAATTACCATTCTCAACTTGTAGCAGCTTTAAAGACGGTTCTCCCCACTCATTATGAACTCACTCTTACTTCTGGGACTGAGACTCCATGCATTAGCTATATGGAGTTAACTAATTTTGATACTTCTGTTGGTGATACATTAGGGTACAGTTCCATTAGCTATCAGATTAAGGTATGGGGAAACAGTCTTAAAGATATACAAAAATACGCATTGTAGATTGATAGTTTGCTAAGGACTCTTGGATTTAAACGCATTTCAAGCAATGAAATGTATGACCCCAATTCTACAATGATTCAAAAAATACTGACCTATGAAGCAATAGGTCTAGAGAAATTTTAGGAGGAATAATTTATGGCTGGTTTGCTTACTAAGGGTATGAAGTTGTCGTATAAAGCAAGTGGCGAAACATATACCGAATTAACTAATTTACAGTCTGTGCCTGAACTTGGCAATAGTGCCCCAGAAAAGATTGACGTTACTGTTCTCAGTGATGAAGTCAAAAAGTCTATCGCTGGCTTACAGGACAGTTCTCAGGACTTGTCCTTTAAGTTCTTGTATGAGAAAACACAGTTTACAAGTCTTGCGGCGTTGTCTGGCACACAGGATTGGAAGGTCACACTTCCTGACGATACTGCTTGCACGTTTAGCGGTACTCCCTCTGTAAAACTCGACGGTGCAGAGGTTAATAACGCTATCTCTTACACTCTCAATATCTCAGTCGAGAGTGTTATTTCTTTCGCTTAATCCCAATTGGGAGAGGGGGAGGGGGTTCTTCCTTTCCCCTTCCCCTTATTTTTTAATAAAGGAAGGTTTTTATAATGTTATTTAAAGAATTTGAAGTGGGTGGCCGCACTTATAAATTGGCTATGAACACCCGCAGCGTCATTGAATTAGAAAAGAAAATGGGTTGCAATCCTATTGCTGTATTTGG